CTTCTTGTGATAACAAATTATTTAAATGAGGTTCTTCACCTTGTATTACTTCTTTAACATCTTTTTTCATATCTTTATGTCCTTCTATACTTTCTTATATACTTATTTAAAAATTATTACAAGTATTAAGAAGCTGTAAATGTTACTGTCGTTTCAACAGGAGATGTAAATTCTTCTGTCGTAGTTATTTTTCCTGATGGATTTTGACCACCTGAATATAATGCAGAAGTCGCTATTCCACTGCTTCCTCCCGAAGCTCTTGGCGTGCTTATATCAACTGTTTCAGTCCAAGCGGACCCATTCCACGATTCTGTTATTGCTAGATAAGTGGTAGTGTATCCACCATAAGCTAATGCTGAAGTGCTATCTACGCCAGCACCTCCTGTATTTGATCTAGCTGTATTTAAATCTCCAACTTCAGTCCAAGCTGATCCATTCCAAGTTTCAGTTTGAGCATATTTAGTTCCTGGTCCTGATCCACTAAACGCTAAAGCTGATGTTGCAGTTCCTACACCACTTAATTGATTTCTAGATTGATTTAAATCTGCTACTTCAGTCCAAGAAGATCCATTCCAAGACTCTGTTTCGTCAAAGTTACCTGCTGGAGAATTTCCACCAAAAATTATTCCTTCATCATTAGCTGTTCCTGCTCCTGCAGTATAAGCTCTTGCAGTATTTAAATTTGCAACTTCAGTCCAACTAGATCCATTCCAGGTTTCTGTTTTATTTGATTCAGGACCGTCACCTACAAAACTACCACCTGACACCGCTGAGGTATAAGTTCCATAACCTGCTCCAGCTCTTCTTGAATTAACCATGTTATTAACTTCTGTCCAACTCGTTCCATTATATGTTTCTGTGTTAACTGTTCCGCCAGGTGTTGGATTATCTCCACCAAATATTATTCCTGCTGTTTGAGTTCCAGCAGAAATTCCTGTGTTTTGTTCTTTACCTTGATTTAAATCTCCACCACTAGCCCAAGATCCTACAGGATTAGCTGTTAACCCTTTCATAACTTGAGTTGTAGAGTTATACCACATCTGTCCATTAACAGGTGCAGGTGGATCTGTTGTTACTGTTTTAATATGTGTTCCTCGTATTTCTTTGTATGTTGTCATAATTAATCTGTGTCTATTGTTTTAGTTGTATTTGAACTTCCACTCCATTCTTCTGTTGAAGCTGATGAAGTGCCTGGTGCAAGTCTTCCACCAAAAGCTAATCCAGCTGTTGAAGTTCCTGCTCCTTTAAATCTAAATCTTGCTACTGATAGATCTGCAACCTCTGCCCAAGAAACTCCATTCCAATCCTCTGTTTTTGCTGAAAGTGAAGCTCCTCCTGATGGATCAACATCTCCTCCAAAAACTATAGCAGATGTTTGTGTTCCAGATGCACCTGCACCATATGTTCCTGTATTAAGATGATTTACACCAGTCCAACTTGTTCCATCCCAAGATTCTACAACATCTCTAGTTCCAGAACTTGGAGGTCCAAAACCACCAGCAGATAAAGCTGCAGTTGAACTTCCCATGCCTACTAAACTATATCTACCTGTGTCTGTTAGATCATTTACTTCAGTCCAAGCAGAGCCATTCCAAAGTTCTGTTAATTGTCTTTGAGGATCTCGCCCACCAAAAAGTAAAGCAGCTGTATTAGTATCTCCACAACTTCCAGCTCTTTCTCTTGCTGTGTTTTGATCTGCAGTCTCTGTCCAAGCAGATCCATTCCATGACTCTGTTAATGCTACGTATGTGCTAGTGTAACCAGAAAATGCTAATCCAGAAGTATATGTTCCGGCGCCTGATGCGCCTTTTCTTGCAGTGTTTAAATCTGCGACTTCAGTCCAAGAGGTTCCATTATAATTTTCACTATTTCCTATAAGATCAGTTCCAGGACTTTCACCAGAAAAAGCAAAAGAATTTGTTGATGGTGCAGCTGATGCTGTTGCTATTTTTTCTCTAGCAGTATTCAAGTCTCCCCCAGTTGACCATGCTCCAACAGGTTGTGTTGAATTCCATTCTTCAGCTGATGCAGTACCAGAAGTAGGATATAAAGATCCTCCAACTGCTAAAGCAAGACTACTAGTTCCTAATCCAGCAGCTCCTCTTCTAGGAACATTTAAATCATTAACTTCAGCCCAAGTACTTCCACTCCATTCTTCTGTTTTTGCTGTAACAGCTGTTGGACTTGGATAACCACCTGCAGTTATTCCAGAAGTTGATGTCCCACCTCCTTGAGATTGATTTCTTGCTTCGTTTAAATCTCCAGTTTCGGACCATGATGATCCATTCCATAATTCTGTTTTAGCACTTCTTCCTCCAGGTGGCTCTGCTCCACCATAACCTAAACCTGCTGTATATATACCAAAACCACCCATATCAGATCTTGCAGTATTTAAATCATTAACTTCAGTCCAACTAGAACCATTCCATTGTTCAGTAATTGTCAAAGGTGATGGACCTTGGGTTCCACCAATTGCTATAGCATTTGTGTTATCAGCTCCAAAACCTTTAACACTATATCTACTAGTATTTAAATCATTAACTTCAGTCCACGCCGATCCATTCCAAGATTCTGTTAGAGCTGTATAAGCAGTTGTACTATATCCTCCCCAAGCAAGTGCAGATGTTTGACTTCCATCTCCTCCAGCAGATCTACCTGTATTCATCTCACCGACTTCAGTAAAACTTGTACCATCGTATGTTTCTGTGACTGGACTTGCTGCAGGGCCTCCAGCAAATACTAATCCAGCTGTTTGAGTTCCAGCACCTGCTCTATTATCTTTTGTACTACCTGAATTATTAGCCGTTCTCCAAGAGGCAAGTCTATTTGGTATTTGATATCTAGCAGTATTAGCCGTTGTGTTATACCATAGCTGTCCCTCTATCGGGTTATCAGGGTTAGTGGTATAATCCCGAACTTTAAGTCCTCTTATTTCTTT